TGGGCGAGGCGGTGGAAGGGGGGGGGGAGGGGGGAGGGGGGGTCTCGGCTAACCCCTTGCGGGTCAACAACTTAGGGGGATCTAACATACCCGACACATACCCGACACTTACCCGAGACATGCCCGACACATACCCGAGAGATCCCGGCAGGCTCATGTCGAACAGCACAATTACCTCATACGGCTACGCCGATAGAACGTAAACTTCCTCATAACCGCTTGACAACGAAACCGGGGTATGCTATCATAATAGACGCCGGGCGGCACGGGCCGCTGGTGGCCTCGAAAGCCCGGCTTGGAGACAGCGATGGCAAAGAGACAGGAACCGTTGAAGGTATCGAGTAAGACTCGAGTAATCGAGATTCCACGCGTCAAGGGGAAGTCATATCCCCGGACCAACGCCGCTCGTCAGGCCTCGACCGAGGCAGTCAACCGCACCGTCGAGTTCCTCATGGGAGTGGGATTCGACCGTGAGAGCGCGCTCCTCAGCATTGCCGCCCAGCTGCACGAATCACTGGTCGCGGTCAAGCTCTACCACGACAACAAGAAGGCCGAGAAGAAGGGAGGCAAGTAATGAAGCTTTCCTTCGAACAGTGGAAACAGCAGGTGGACAATGTCCTCCTCGTTCTGGTTGGCCTCGATTCAGAGTGCTTGCCCGACGTGGACTACTACTCCTGGTATTCGCAGGGCACCTCACCCACGGCTGCTGCAAAGCGTGCCATCAAGATCGGAGGGTCGTTCTAATGCCCCGCGATTACGATGATTACGAGCGTGACCTCGAGGCGGACATGTTCGAGGAGGACGATGACGACCATGAGTGGCGTGCATTTGGCCCCGACTACGAATACGATAGCGACGAAATCGCTTTCGCTGACCCCGGTGGCAACTCAGCCTTGCGCGCCGCTGGGCCGGGCAATCCTCGGAACCTGCCCTGCCCCACATGTGAGGCACCGAATCGCCTGACTCCCGCAGATCGCGCTCGGGGCTATCAGTGCGATGCGTGTGCAGACCGCGCAGAGAGAGGAGGCTATTAATGCTCCGAGCTGCAAGGGAGATTGCGCCAGTCAAGTGTGCAGATTGTGGTTCCAAGCTGGGCACACCGCAGCACGGATTCTACATGAATCGCCAGCGCAACTTCCAGAACAACGGCTGGTTCATCAATTGCACGTGTGGAGTCACCTACGTGTGGTCATGGGATGAGACTGGAAAGAACGGGGGCGTGTGGAAGCGCAGGTCAGAGATGCCCTTGTTCGATGACAAGGCTCGGGTCGATAACTTCGGAAAGAGGGGACAGTAAGATGACACAGAGTGCATACATCGACGTGCGTGGGCCACATCCGGTCTACGTGAAGGGAATGACGGCCATCCTCCTCGAAGGCCACGCACGAACCATCACGGTTGAGGTCGCTGAAGACCTCATCGCGCATGGCCAGCTGAGGGTGCGGTAATGCCCAACAGAAGCATCTACATCAGGCCAGCAGACCTCCCCACGTGGGAGGCTGCAAAGGCCAAGGCCAAGCGCCTCGGCATCTCCATGAGCCAGGTAATCGAGACTGGTATCAGGACTTGGGTCCACAAGCGCGAACGGGAAATCGCGCTGGGCATCTACAAGCCTGCCAACGAGAAGCAGGCTGCTGGTCGGATGCGGAGGGTCGAGTAATGAGGAAACAAGACGCTCAGCCAAGGGTCGAGGAGTGCAGCACGAGGGCAGGGGGCATGACATATTGCCGTGTGCATCGTCAGGAGCACGCTGCATGTCTCCAGATGGCCCACGGCAACCTCTGTCACGTCTGCTTGGAGTGGCATCAGCCGCCCCGCTGCGACGGGAAGGACACGAGGAACTAATGGGCATCTATGATCAGAAGCTCTGCCCCTGCGGTTCCGGCCACTGGTCAGCATGGATGTTCGACTGCAAGGGCATCCCGGTGGCCAGGGTCTGCGACAAGTGCGAGACCAAGACGCGAGCCAAGTATAATCCGATGATTTTCACCGGATACACGCAGGCTGACATCGACGAGCAGATTGAGGAAGATGAGTAACAGCTCGACTGGGCGAGCCTAAACAGCCGTTAAGCCCAGTGCGCCGCTGAGGACAATAGGAACCACCAACCCTCAGCGAGTCGGAAAGGAGGCACAAATGCTCAAGTGTCCGAGGTGTGGCAGATATCTTCCAATCTGCACATGCAAGAAGTCTAACAATGTTCAGAAGCTGAACAAATAGGAGTGTGGGAAATGGCACAGAGATTCTGTGAAGTGTGTAACGACCCGCTGGACCTCGTATCTGAGGAATCCATGTGCGAGTCGTGTCTAGAAGCAGTGGAAGTTGAGGTTGGCTTGATGTCGGATGCAATCAACGCCGAGGAGGATGGATGTCAGACACCGTCTGCACCAAGTGCGGAGGATATCTCATCGAGCGTAACGCCCGACGAGACAAGCACAGAAGTCAAGAGCACGTCCGAGAGCTTCGATGTTCTCGATGCGACAAGCGATACGGGGTCAGAAAGCCTGGACTCAGCGACTCCGAGTTCAGAAGCTTCCCCGACGCCGAAAAAGCCAAAGAAGACTGAGCCGTGCGAGGCGTGTGGGACTTTGGTCGAGAACCTCAAGGCTCTCAAGCACGTTCATGCCAAGGAGCCGCTGATGCTGTGCGAAACGTGCCACGCCAGCGAGACTGCGCTCCTCGAGCACGCCAACGACCCGATGCAGGGCAAGGTGGTTCATCCTGACGAGTCAGCACGCGAAGAGCTGATGACGATGGATGACGCAGACCGCATCCTCTACAACGAGGAGGTCATGCTCAACGTCGAGTCCCCGATTGAGCAGGTCTACAATCGCATCGCTCTCCTCGAGGGTCGGCTCCAGAGGGCCAAGCTGCTCCTCAAGGCCAGCAAGACTACGCTGTTCATGCGTATCGAACACATGAAGAAGGACGAACGGGAGGCAGAGTATCGCCGCCTGAACGAGCGAGATGCCACGAAGCGGCGTCGGACGGCTGCAACATCGGCACCGGGTGCGCCGAAGGTCAAGAAGGCATCTGCACCGCGCAAGACCAAGGCATCGGCTTTCCGTGAGCTGATGGCCGCGCAGGGTCTGCCCAGCGAGTGGATTGAGGAACAGATCAAGAAGGCTGGCCTCGAATAGCATGAAGACGGAAGTCCACGAACACAGGTGGGTGGATGTTGCCTTCGTGGCGAACGTCCCCACCGAAAACGGCGATAGGCTCGGGTATCATATCCGGGCTTGTCGTGAATGTGGGTGGGCTGCTCCAGACCCCATGGAGAACTACCTGCTATCGACAGATGACCATAAGACAATGGTAGAGCACGAGCTGGCCGATATTGGTCTGCGAATGTGCTTTACAGGAGAGGAATCATGAAGTTAGACGAGATGCGTGAAGGAAAGACGTTTCAGATGTTGTTGCACGCTGCACAGTCAGATATGCCTGTCGTGCTTATCACCAAGACGAGGGTTATGACATTGACAGCCAAGGAAGTTCGTGAGCTGGTGGTCGTTATCCTCGAGAAAGAAGAGGAGAACTAATCCGTGGCAATCAAGGTGGCGTTCACAGGCACACAGACGGGCATGACCGAGTATCAGGAGAACAAGTTTCGAGAGTATCTCCTGTTTGTCAGGCCCAATGTCCTCATCCACGGCGGATGCATCGGGGCCGACTGCCAGGCAGACAACATCGCCTGGGAGCTTGGTATCGCTCGTGAAATCTATCCGTCGAATATCCACAAGAAGCAAGGGCTGTTCTGTCGGTTGGGCCAGTTCTACGTTCATGACCCGATGAATCCCCTCACGAGGAACAAGTTCATGGTCGAGCGTTGCGACCTCCTGATTGCTGCTCCACATCAGGGAACTGAGGTCGTGCGGTCTGGCACCTGGGCTACTGTCCGATACGGGCGCAAGAAGCTCGGACCCGAGGATGTGTGGATTATCACCCCGGAGGACAGAACGAAAACCTCATAACCTATTGACATCGGGCAAACGGATGTGCTATGATAACTACTGGCAGCCGTTTGCCCACCCTCCCCACAACGAAAGGTAGAATGACATAGAATGGCTACGATTCACAAGAAATGCGAGGAGTGCGGCAAGGTCGCCAAGGTCAAGTATGAGATTAAGCTTGACTTCGGCTTCCTGACGACCTTCGAGTGCGGGCACACAGTAATCTACAAGGGCATCGACAACAAAGATGTCATTAAGATTACGTCACGCACCGGCAAGGAACTCTTCCCGTTCCAAGCCGACACAATCAAGTTCATGGAGGATGCCGGTGGCGTCTGCCTCGTAGGCCACGAGATGGCCCTTGGCAAGACGGTGTGCGCGTGTGGCTTTATCGCACGCAACAGAGAGGAAGCTCTCCCGGTTCTCATCTTCTGCAGAAGCTCCATCAAGATCAACTGGATGCGCGAGATGTTGGAATGGACGGGCATCGTGGCCCAGGTCATCAACAAGAGCGTGGAGCGGCCTCACCTCGATATCTTCCCTGTCACCATCATGTCCATTGACATGCTTGCTCGTGTGGCCTCCAAGACCATCACGAAGAACGGTGTCGCTGGGACGCCCAATCCCGAGTATTGGGGCGATGAGATTTGGACGCAGTATAAGACGGTCATCATCGACGAGTGCCAGAGCATCAAGAACCCAGCAAGTGCTCGTTCACAGGCAGTCAAGAAGAACTTCGCTGGCACCAAGTTCCGCCTTCCGATGAGCGGCACCGCGGTGAAGAACTCAGCCGACGAATACTTCCCGGTCCTGAACTGGATTCGTCCAGATATCTTTTCGAGCTACGCCGGTTTCATCAACTACGAAACTTACGGACGTCGGCTCTCCAATCCAGAGCGTTTCCACGAAAAGACAAAGAACTTCATCATTCGAAAGACACGGGCCGAAGTTCTCCCCGACCTGCCCAAGATCATGCGGACGTTTCGTCCGGTGCCGATGGACGACGATGTTCTCCTCAAGAAGTATCAGGAGACTGTCGAGGAGTTCACCGCGTGGATGGACGAAAACGAGGACAAAATGTCCCCGGCGAGCTACACGAACTTGCTCGCGTTCTTTGCCAAGATGCGGAAGATTACAGGGGTCGCCAAGGTTCCTGCCGCAGTCGATTACGTCGAGGAGTTCCTGCTGGAGTGCGACCGCAAGTTGGTCATCTTCCTCCATCACAAGGACGTGGCTACCCTCCTGACCGGGCGTCTGAACAAGACGATGCGGGACATGGGTTGCCCGCCCGTCCTGAGCTTCCACTCGGGGCTGGATGGCACGCAGCGCCAGATGGTCATCGACGAGTTCTGGAAGCCTGAGAATCGTATCATGGTCGCTAGCACGCTAGCGGCTGGTGAGGGCATCAACCTTCAGTGCTGCTCGGACTGCCTCCTTCTGGAGCGTCAGTGGAACCCAGCGAACGAGGAGCAGGCAGAAGCTCGGTTCCCACGTCCGGGACAGACGGCTGATAAGATCAACGCGACCTATATCACCGCGCTCGGCACGATTGATGAGTTCCTCGGAGAGCTTATCGAGGGCAAGCGGTCTGCGAACAAGAGCACCTTGGACAACAAGGAGCTGGATTGGGACGAGTCCTCTCTGATGCGCGACCTCGCGGACGCCATTTGGAAGGCTGGCAACAAGCGGTGGAACTACAAATGATAAAGGGTGTCACGCTCAACGAGAAGCTGACCGCCATCATGGCAGAGAATGGCATGAACATGACGTTCTATGACATTCTCTGCCCCATCTGTGGGAAGCAGACCGAGATAATGGTCGGTCCCACGGAAGACCTTGAAGTCCGGGTCGAGATTCACCTCGCTGAGCTTCGTGAGTATCACGAGCCTGCCGAGTGGTTGGATTGCCCCGACGAGCCAAGCCCGGAGGACGCTTCGGGATAGAGGGTGCGGATGGGAAAGTGGGGAGGCTTCGGCCTATGAACCGCTTCTCACCGTGGATAGAACACCCTTGACGGGGAGTCGCTGACACTCCCCACTTTAACCAAAAGGAGTCGGAGTCGTGAAAAAGAAACTGACAGCAGGAGAGGTTGCCGAAAGGCTTGGAGTTCACCTCAGCTCGGTCCGCAAGTATGGCAACGCGGGCCTCATCGAGCGGGTGCCGTTCGGCAAGGGCAAGTCGAAGATGCATTTCCACTACGATGCAGGCTCCGTCAATGCGTTCAAGGCCCAGCGCAACGGTTCGCGCCTCCCGAAGAACACGGTCATCAATCCAAAGCCACAGCTGAAGCTGCCGTTCGGACGGGAGCGGGTCGACGCGGTGCTGGAAGCCTACAACGAACCCATCCTCTCGCCTGAGATGGTGGTGTTCAAGCGGGTATCCCACGAGCGGATGACTCGGCTGGAACAGCGCGTTGAGCTCATCTTCCATGACCTCCAGACCATGATGAAGCTGGTTCGGGACACCGCACTCAAGTTGCTCGTCGACCAGAACGGTCGGTTGGTGATTGACCCGAAGGACATCCGGTGATTCGACTCGGACCGTTTCAGATCGTCTACACTCAGCGTGAGCAGAAGGTGCGCGACACAATCGCGCATCTCGTTCACAAGCACGGCCTTCTCAAGGCGCGTCTACTCGTCAACGAGGAATACAATCGCCACTGGATGAACCCTACGAGCGAGCCAGCGATATTCTGGAACGATGTCCGGTGGGAAATCAAACACCTGACCCATCTCTCGGGTTGGGCTGCGGAGCGAGGGCTGTGATTCACAGAGCAATCGAGACTCCTCAGGCGGGGACGGTGCACCACATTGAGTTGGAGTGCGCCGACTTCGACTGTGAAATCGGAGTTCGATACAGTAACAAGTGCAGTGAAGGGTGTGCCGAGGGCATGAGAATGTTCGTCACCCCTTCACTGCGTGGCTCGACTATCCACGCCAACGTCTGCGCTGGCCGATGGGAGTTCGTCAAGAAGCTCTCAAGGGAATGGTGGGTGCGTAAGGCAGCGCCAATCCTCGGATGGGACGAGCAACAGATTCGTCAACAGATAGACCCGGTCTGGGCTGCGAAAGTTCAGAACGCGAACATTAGCCGGACGTATCAAAGCAAGCCCCGTCGTGGCATGGCGGCCTGTATGATATGTGGCAAGGAAGTAAGTCGAGGCGTCGATGTCTGCGTAGCTTGCGTAGCCGAGAACGAGAACAAGCCGAAGATGGACTCCGGCTCGATTGATGATATTGATAATTGGGACTAGGAGACAACATGGAACGTAGAACCTTTCTCGCGAGCCTCTTACCTCTGGCAGCGTGTGCTTGTGGGGACAAGTTCGATTGTGGAGCGGTCCCCGATAGCACCGAGGACCGGAGGAGACAGATGCTGGAGTGCGAGGCACCCACGCCTCAGCCGACGCCGATTCCAGAGCCACCGAAAGCCAACACCATCGAGTTCCGTGTGTTGGGCGACGTGACGTATGACGGTGCGGTCAGCGGCACTGTTATCCAGTGGGGTTCGACGCAGGAAGGCACGACTTTGCTTACCTCGACTCTGCCGTGGTTCGCATCGACCAAGACATTCAGGGACAATTTGTTCTTGGTGCTCTCAGTAAACGTGACTGGCATCGGCACTCTCCAGGCACAGATTATCATCAACAACGAACTATTCAGGGAGGCGACTGCGACCGGGTTCAATCCGAAGATTTCACTGTCCGGTCTGTTCTCGAAGTAAGATGGAGCACAGCTTGGTCTTCACTAGCGAGGAGATACTCGCACTGAACGACTACTTCCTGCACCGTGCTGGATACATCGGTCATGATGGTCCGGCTGACGAAGCGGCGCACGCGTTGGCGAACTTGGTATCGGAAATAGTAGAGGAGATAATAGAGGGTGAGAACGATAGCGATTGACAGCCAAGTGCTCAACGACGTGATGGCCTGTGGATACAAGGCTTATCTGCGTTTCGTTCGGCACAAGCAACCGGAGCACAAGGCTGAAGCCCTAGAGAAGGGCGACCTCATGCACCGGATGCTGAAGTATCACTACGAGCAAATCAAGCTGGGTCGAAAGCCCGAGTATTCGGCCATCGTCGGCGAAGCAGTGCAGGTCGGGCTGAAGGCGGCGTCGGACATGGACCTCTCTCAGGGTGATGTTGCTGAGAACATCCAGCAGTATCGGGCCTACGCGCTCTACTATCAACAGGATGGTTGGTCGCCGATTGAGGTCGAACAGGTCTTCAGCAAGGTGCTATATGAATCCGAGGAGAAACAGATTCGGGTCATCTACGAGGGCATCATCGACATGGTGGCTAACACGCCGGGTGGCGTAGCTATCGTGGACCACAAGACCAGCAGGATGAGGAAGCAGCCATTCCTGCTCTCGACTCAGTTCATGGGCTACTCGTGGGCAATGAACGTCCCGCACGTCGTCGTGAACAAGATTGGGTTCCAGAAGACTTTGGCCCCCAAGGAAAGGTTCAATCGGTATCGGATGCCGTATCAGAAGGCGCACCTTGAACAGTGGAAGAAGGACGCCATCTACTATTCGCATCTGCTCATCTCGTGGATGGATCAGGGATACTTCCCGATGAACTACACGAGCTGTGACAAGTATGGCGGCTGCATCTTTCAGCCTGTGTGTGCTTCGATTCCCGAGGTCCGGGAGCACAAGCTGTCGATGTTGTTCAAGGAAGGCAAGCCCTGGTCTCCGCACACTAGGGACGAGTAACTGGAGTCGAAGGAGGCGTGATGACTAGAGTCAGGAAGATTGGCATGGGTATCGAGTTGATTGGCGAGCACAAGCGGACAGACAAGCCGCACCGCTATATCCTTGCAGACATAGGCCAGAACAAGGAGTATTGGGTCTACAAGTGTATGCACCCGCTCAACTCGTGTGGTCATTACATCAAAGCAGAGGACGCCGTTGGTAGAGACACTATTTGCTGGCGTTGTGGCGAGATTTGCAAGGTGCCAGCGATGCGTCGGGACCGCTACGTCAAGCGACCGCACTGCGTGGACTGTGTGAAGGTCTACAAGAGTAAGCTCCCGAAGGCAAGCAGCAAGCCTGTCGAGTTGAGCAAGCTCGCAGAAATGTCGCTTGAGGAACTCATGGGTGACGACGAGTTGTTCAACCCGGACAAGAAGAAGGACCACTGACATGAGCCGAATCCCAATCGTCTCGTGGCTTATAGAGCGCGCGCGTTGGGCCTGGTCAGAGTGGCGATACCAGCGTTGGTTGAGGCGATATGAGTAGAGTCAACGGACCGGCAGAGCAAAGGCTTAGGGCTCATCTCGTAGTCGTCGATGGCGAGTGCTGGGTGTGGGATGGGGTTGCCAAAGGTGTATACAAGAAGGTGAGCTATTACGGTAAGGACGTATCGGCTCATCGCCTCGCAGCGCATCTGTGGCTCGGGTTTGATTTAGACAGCCCGTTGGATGTTTGTCATGAGTGTGACAATCGTGGTTGCTACAATCCGAAGCACTTGTTCATCGGAACTCGTAGCGACAACATGAAAGACGCAGTCAAGAAGGGCAGACATGTTTCGGGTTGGTCGGGAATCTATAGGGGGAAAGAACAATGACTGTGTTGAAGTATCTCATGTCCACGGGTGTCTGCACGACGGCGGAACTCATCGCGTTCAAGAAGGCTGACCCGACCGGCGAGGAGTATCGCAAGCTCGCCGCGATGGCGGCGGAGGAGATGCAGAGCAAGGGCATCGAAATCGAGGTTGCTGATGCCAAGCACTAAGGACATCGACCTTGGCCAGCGCATCATGGCGCTGTTCATCGGTTCGACCGGCGACGGCAAGTCCGTTGCTGCGGCGAGCTTCCCGAAGCCCATCAAGTTCTACGACTTCGATGGTCGGATGAAGCCAATCAAGCTCTTCTATCCCAACGACGACATCCAGTATGTCACCGTCGGGCCGAAGGCTATCCCTGCGAAGGGCATCATCGACTTCTTGGAGTTCTGTCAGGAGTTCGAGAACCTGCAGGACCGCTGCCCCTGGGCCACCGTGGTGCTCGACAGCTTCACGAACATGTCGAACACCGCTATAACGTATCAGCTTCGGGTGCGTGGTGGCTTCGACGACTTCAAGGGCAAGAAGACTTTGAGCGGTCTCCCCATTCCGGGGTTCGACGAATACAACGGAGAGACAACGAGCCTCTCTCAGATTCTCGACGTGGCGAAGATTCTCCCGTGCAACATGATTGTGACCGCGCACCCCATCCAGAAGATGATGGACGAGGGTGGCAAGACCAAGCGATACACGAGCATGGCATCATACGGGAACAAGATCGCCAGCATCGCACCGTCATACTTCGACGAAATCTGGGCGTTCGAACGTGACGGTGAAGCACTGGACTCGAAGCGACTGGTTTGGACTGGCGGACGGGCCATGACCAAGACTGCGCTTCCTGTTCCGGGCGTGTTCGATATCACGGGCCGCCGTCTGTATCCTCTGGTCAAAGCGGCCATCGAGGAGCACGGTATCAAGCTCGCAGAGAAGGAGGTCGCACAACCAGTGTAAGACTGCGGTAACGGGTCAACAAGACGACATCTTCAACGTGTAGGAGTAGAGAACAATGGCTGAATCGCTTCGGATGACAATCACGCCGGCCGACGTCAAGCGCAACAAGATTGTGCAGGGCGGCTGGTATCAGAGCAAGGTGGTCGAGGTCAACATCGAGAAGAGCAAGAAGGACCCGACCTCGAACAACGTCGTCGTCGACGTGGAAGGCATGGAGGGTTCGTCGGAAGGAGCACGAGCCACCACGTGGTTCCCGGAGAAGTATCCGAGCATGGCTCAGGCGTTCATCGAGGCCATCACGGGTGCGAAGGTCGACGAGAACGTCGGTCTCGATTTCGTGTGGGGTCCAAGCCTCAAGGGCAAGACCATCCTCGCCCTCTGGGAACCGGGCGAATACAACGGTCGCAAGACGAACAACATCAAGGACTGGGCGCCAGTCACTGATCTTGCGGCGGCTGCTGCACAGGCGTCCAACGTTCCGGACGCGGACTTCTAGAGCTTCTCCGCCTCTGCTGGTCAGTCAGAGGATTCAGACGGTGTGGCCCCGAGCCGGGGAGATTCGGGGCAACTTAACCTTTCAGGAGCGTGTGATGAATTACATGATGAGCGGTGTGGACAACGACGAGGCGGAAGTGGACGAGCAGGACTTGGTTGAGGCGAACGCCGACCTCAACGAGGACGACGACGACGAGGGCGAGTCCAGCGAGGAGCGGGAAGAGGAGAGCCTCGACGACCTCGACGACTTGGGAGCAACCACGCCTCCGGTCGTCAGCAAGTAGCTAGAGGAAATGGGGGGTGGCTCTGGGAAAGCTGCCCCCCTTTTTTCATGTCTTGGAGAAACCATGAAGATAGACTTGACAGCTATCCAGAACACTATCCCAGTGTCGTGGGAGAGTGACAAGGAGCGCGACGAATTCCTTGAATCACTCAAGGAGCAGGGCCAACTCCACGCCATTATTGTTCGTCCGCTGAACAATTCTGAGTTCCCTTTTGACCTCGTGACAGGAGCCAAGAGGTTTGAGGCCGCAAAGCTACTCGGCTGGACCGAGCTGGACGCCGAGGTCAAGGAGCCGAACGACGTCGATGCTAAGATTATGAGGGTTCACGAGAACCTCCATCGTCACAACCTACCGTGGTATGAGGCTGTCATACTGGTGCAACAGCTCCATGAGCTTCGCCAGCAGCAACACGGTAAGAAGGAAGGCGTCGGTCGACCGAAGAAGGATGAGAAGGTGTGGGGTGTTCGGGAGACAGCTTCGGAGCTTAGCCTATCAATCGGTGGGGTAAGTGAGGACTTGTCTTTGGCACGCGCTGTGCAATATGACCCCTCATTGAAGAACATCAAGGACCGCAAAACAGCAATCAAGCTCGTTCGTTCAGCCGCGCGCCGCATGCAGAACGAGACTATGGCGGCGATGAATGACATCGAAATTGGCCTGGATGAAGTCTATCTAGGCGACAGCGCGGAGGTGCTCAGCCACTTCCCCGATGAGACGTTCGATGTGTGCATCACCGACCCGCCGTGGTTGAACTTCTTTGACCCTAGCTTGACGGTTGACAAGCGGACCTTGCCGGTCTTCGAGCAGCTGTGGCGCGTTCTCAAGACCGACGCTTTCCTATTCGTAATCGTTTCGGTAGATGACTTCGTCTACTACGGTGGTTACGACTATCTCAACGATTCGGGGCAGAAGGTCCACCGACTCGGCGCGCTGGAGAAGCTCGGATTCAAGATTGCCAAGACACCTGTCTTCTGGCAGAAGGAGAATAGCCTCTCTCGTCGCGGCGTCAAATCCTGGGAGTATGACCGTGACTTCGAGTTCGTCCTCATCGCTGCGAAAGGAAATCCAGTCCTTGCTCGCGTCGGTAATCTCTCGGCGTTTAAGCCGTTTCCGCAGGTTCCTCCGGCGCATCTCATTCACCCCAACGAGAAGCCTCTTGGACTCGTTGCCGACCTTCTCGACGATTGCTCTTACAAGGGTTCAACGGTCGTCGACCCGTTCGGAGGTAGTGGTGTGGTTGCGGCTGCCTGCATCATGGGTGAAAGACGATTCGTCACCATCGAGCGAGACAAGCAGTTCTACGACGGAATCGTAGACCGTTTGGCTAGGGTCAAGGCAAGGAAAGTGGTGTCGGCGTGACGCTGAAGGAGGAACTCATCGAGCAGTGGGAGCGCCAGTTCGGAGGTCGAACCAGACCTAAGCCAGATAGGAGAGGAAGAATGAAGGTATACGTCGCCGGGTCTTACAAGTTCAGAGCCAAAATCGACCACTTGGTCGACATGATCAAGACGGACATTCCTGAGTTCGAATCCACCAGCACTTGGATTCGTCAGGGTGAAGAAGATGACGAGTTGGAGAAGCACGGACACCAACACTTCATCGACCTCGACGTAGCGGACATCGAGCGCTGCGACGTGTTCCTGCTCGTCAATGAACCTTCTGTGTCTGTGGAGTCCACAGGCAAGTGGGTCGAACTCGGGCTGGCAATGGCCCTGAACAAGATGATTGTCGTCTGGGGCGCCGCGCAGGATTCACTGTTCCTGCATGGGGATACCGTCGTCCAAATCCCCGACTCAGTGGACAGTCTCATCGATGGTCTGGTAATCATCAACAAGGTTAGAAAGGAACTACATGCGAATCGCAGTATCGGCAGTCGACCGGCATACGGAAGTGGAGGAGGAACTCAGGAGCGTCGAAACCAAGCTCGAAGTGAAGACCTCCGTCTTGGAATACAGCAAGTCGAAGGCGGCTCACTACATGGCGATGTCCGAACGCCTCCGAGTGGAGCTCAGGGACTTAAAAGTCCTCAAATCCGAGCTGGAGAAGCGACTCCGCCTCATGGACCATCAGTAGTCAAATGAGTAACTACGTCCCAGGCGAGGGGCGTGGTGAAAACGGACTCGTGCTTGTCGGTGAGGCTCCGGGAGCGCACGAAGACAGAATAGGTCGGCCCTTCGTAGGACCATCCGGCGACCTATTGGACGAGTTTCTCGCGGAAGCTGGTATTCACCGCTCAGAGGTTTATATAACCAATGTGGTGAAATACCAGCCTCCGATGAACGACATTAAGAAGATAGGCATGATGGGCCTCAGTCTTGAGGAGTGTGAGAAAGAACTCTGGACTGAGATTAACGCTATCAAGCCTAACTGTATCCTCGCACTCGGGAATACAGCGTTGAAGGCTGTGTCAGGTAAGGATGGCATCCAGAAGTGGAGAGGCTCTGTCATCCTAGGCAAGGACGCTAAGACCAAGGTCATCGGCACCATCCATCCTGCGGCTCTCCTGCACGGAGAAGGCGAAGGGTCGGGCGGAGCTATGAACTTCTCTGCCCGCGTCTACATCCAACACGATTTCAAGCGCGCTGTGTCGCACAGCAGATATCCCGATTATCGACCACCAAGGAGGAGGCTAGAGATAATCCGGAGCGCTGTGTCGCTTGGTAGATTCTTTGAGTTCTACCAGGGACATCAGACACTCTCTGTCGATATCGAAGTCATCAGGGCGATACCTGTGTGCATCGGGCTGGCCTTCCACCCGAACCACGGTGTATCGGTGCCTCTGCTTGATGTCTTTTCCCTACAGAACAAGACCGGGATTGTCCAGCATGAACTAGCCCAGATGTGGCGCATCTTGATGAGGCATCTTGCACGGAAGGACTTGAAGGTCATAGGCCAGAACTTCAAGTTCGACCACGACAAGCTGGAGCGCCCTTGCGGGTTTGTTATCGGTAACGTCCGTGCTGACTTGATGCTCATGATGCATACCCTGTATCCTGAGCTACCGAAAGCTCTCGGATTCAGCACGTCCATTTACACGGAGGAGCCATACTACAAGGATGACGGCAAAGAGTTCAACTTCCTCAAGCAGAAGATCGATGACTTCCTTATCTACAACGCGCGCGATGCTGCTGTCACTCTTGAGGTGGCGCGAGCCTGTCTTGCTGAAGCGCGCACTGTGGAAGTGGCTGGATTCCCAGACTGGTTCGACACGTTTTATTTTGGATTTGTCCATCGTCTCCATCAGTTTTATATGGACATGGAGCGAGTTGGTCTACCAATTAATAAGGCTAAGCGTGCTGCTCTGGTTACCGAATATCAAGGGAAGGTCGTCGCTGCTGAGAAGCGCATGGAGGAGTTGGCCGGGTTCAAGCTCAACGTAAACTCTCCGAAGCAAGTGGCTATCTATCTCTACAAGGAGCTGAGGTTCCCTGAGCGAGGGGAATGGATGATCGGTAAGAATGGCAACCGATACTTCAAGTATGCCACGGACGAGGAAACGATAATCGCCCTTGCAGCGAATCACGCCAAGAAGGACGTTAGGAAACGTTCATCCTGTGAACAAATCCTGTTCACACGTCGATTGAAGAAAGCACTTGGCACCTACTTTCTAGCCGTTCCTGATTTTGATGGGCGGATGAGAACGTCTGTCAGGATAGCCGGTGCCGAGACAGGTAGAACTAGCAATTCCCTCCTGAAGGCCCCCGTCCGCCCGACTATAGAAGTGCGAATCGGGAAGAAAAAGAAGAAGAAGTCCATTGGTCTAGCTTTCCAAACCCTCACTAAGTATGGCGACGGTGCCGAAGTCAGGGAGATTTTCGAGACATCTGATGACGAAGAATTCATCGAAATCGACCAAAGTCAGGCCGAAGCGAGAGTTGTTGCTCTCCTTGGACGAGACGTCGAGACTCTTAACATGTTTGGCAGAGTGGATATTCACAAGCTTACGGCATCGTGGATATTCGGCATCCCGCCTGACAAAATTAGCAAGGAGCTACGGTTTATCGGCAAAACTACGCGCCACGCTGGCAACTATGGCATGCGCAAGCGGCGGCTCATGTTCCTTGTCAACACGGATGCGAAGCGGTATGGCATTGACATTGAGATTTCAGAGTGGCGTGCCGGAGAAATTCTCGACGCGTTCCACAAGCACAACCCGAGCATCCGCGAGGTCTTCCACGTCGAAGTCGAGCAAGCACTCCTCAACAACATGATGACGTTGGTGAATCCTTTTGGTCGCCGTCGCCAATTCCTCAGCCGTTGGAACGATGAGCTGCTCCGTGAAGCCTTTGCCCAAATACCGCAGTCCACTGTAGCTGACCAGACGAAGAAAGCTGGACTCGAAATCGTCGATAAGCTGCCAGAAGCAAAGAAGTGGATTTGCCTAGAGGCTCATGATGCACTCCTCGCGATAGTCCCAAAGGTCCGTCGTGCCGATTACCTGCGGGTGGCTATTCCAGCATTTGAGCGTGCTATCGATTTTACTTATTGCACGTTGTCACGAGACAAGCTCGTTATCCCGTGCGAGGTAAAGACAGGCCCGAACTATGGCAAATTGACAGAAATTGAGATTGGAGGTTATCGTGCGGCACAGGCTGTCACTTGAGAGTAAGATAGATAGATGGTTGGCCCGTTGCGCGCGATTAGAGAATGGATGTCTCCAGTGGACTGGAGCTTCATGTGGACCACCAGGCTATCATCATGCTCAGGTTTGGCACGATGGTCGTAATGTCTGCCTGAGTAGAGTAATACTTGAGAAGAAACTTGGGCGGCCTTTAAGACTGCACATGCTCGCATGTCATGAATGCGACAATACATTGTGTGTTGAGGCCACACATCTGTTCGAGGGAACGCAGTCAGACAACATGAGAGATGCGGGTCGCAAAGGACGAAGTAACCATTGGGGGCGACAACG